CAGTGGTGCCGGGCGCGTAGCCAGCTTCCTTCAGCAGTTGCGCCTTCTCAGGGACGTCGGCCTCAGCCTTCTGCTTCAGCACCGCCATCCGGTAGGCATTCTCCTTCTCGTCCTGGTTCATCTTGTCGATGGCCGTGCCAGCACCCTGCAAGCCTTCTTGGATGCCTCGCGTGCCGCCGCCCTGCACATCTCCGGCAGCCGTCATCATGCCGCCACCCAGCCCCATCAGCAGCGTGCCGAGTTTGTCGGCTCGCGATCCGCCGAACATCTGCGAGAAGAAGCCGGGGTTCTTGCCGTCATCGATGGGACCGCCGCTGCCGACGGGATAGTCGGTGCTGTCGCCGCCGACGATGGGATCTCCACCGAGCAACGATGCAGCTTGCGGATCAGCCAGCGGATTGAGCGGATCGACCGTCTCGCCTTTTGAGTTTTGGTAAGGCTCCCTGTCCTTCCCGTAGGGATCATTTCCCGGCAGGCCCATGTCGGGCTGAACCTTCAGCGGATCTCGCGGCGTTGACATGTCCGGCCCAGTGGTCGGCCCGTCGAACCATCCCGGTGCTTGATAATTGTGGTGCGTGATCGACAGCGGATTGTTCTGATCGAACAGATCGTCGCCGCCGGAACCGCCACCGAGTGTGTCTGCTCCTGCACCTCCGCGAACGCCTGAGCCGTCGTAGCTGCCGAGCAGGCTGGAGTTCTCTCCCTTGTCGAACAGCGAAGCCAAGCTGCCGAGCAAATTGCTGCCGCCTGCATCCGCCTGCTGCGGTCGGTTCGACCACGGCGAGTTGTAACCTGGCGGAGGCGGAGGCGGGATGACCCGCTTCGGCGGCGCGACCGCTTTCTTCTTCCAGTAATCCTTGAACGGGTCTTGGTCGTCGGAGGAGGTGTCGTCCGTCTCCTCCTCCGGTTTCCGATCAGGAAGCGGCGGCTCCTCACCGAATGGCTGCAACGGGTTCAATGCCTGTGCGCTCGCATAGGGATCGTTCATGTCGCGTTGCGGCATGCGCCCTTGCATCTTCGCTAGCTCGTCGTCGATCCAGCCTTTGTAGAAACCAACCATGGTGTTTCCTTTACATGCCGCCGAAGCCGCCGCTCAGACCACCACCTGGTCCGCCGCCGAAGCCGATGTTCATTCCGTAGTTCAGATCCTTGTAGAGCCCGGCCATCGCGCCGCCGGAGTTCGCCAGACTGCTCAGAGCATTCATTGCCGACATCGCGCCGATGGACTGCATCGCGGCCTGCTGCGCGGCGATCTTCGCCTGCGCGGATTTCGCGGCCATCGCTGCCTGCTGCGCCGACTGCGCCTGCTGCACGCCCGATGAGCCAGACTTGCCGGGGTCAGCCGACGCTGGCGTCGGTGGCGAGATCAACGGCGGCAGCATCGGCTTGCGGATCGGCAGCGGCATGCCGGGGATGTTGTGCGACATGCCGGAGAACTGTCCGCCTTGTGGCGTGAACGCTGCTTTCAGGCCCGCAAAGGTCGCCGGATTGAACCCGACGCCAGGCGAGGTCGGTGCCGGAGTAGGTCCGTGCGCGAAGCCTGACTGCGCGGCACCGCCCATCCCTGCGGACGCCGCCAGAGCGCCCATCACTGGCGACATGCCGATCGTCGGCGCTTGCGTCGGGCTGAACCCTCTGCTGAGTGCGGACGGTGCGGACGGTGCGGACGGTGCATACGCGCTCGCGCTGGTGTACCCGGTGGACGTCATGTCCTGATTGGGATCGAAGCCCGCCTGGTGCGAGACGAAGATGCCGGGAGGCGTCGGCAATCGCGCCGGGACCGCGTACGGGTTTTGCGGTGCGGCGGCTTGCGGTGGCTGGGGCGTCGGCGCTCCAAGCGGAGGTGCCGTCGCCGGATTGAACGGCGACATCTGCGGCGGCTTGGGCGACATCGTCTGCGGAAACATCGTGTTCGCGGGACGGTAGGTGTTCGGCTCGATCGGAGACTGCGACGGAAACGTGCCGGGCGGGCCTGCCGTCATCGGGAAGGCGGACTGATCCATGCCGCCGACGGGAGCAGGACCGAACTGGTTCTGCGGCAGCGCGTTCGGCCCCTGGTACCCGGCAACGTCGGTCCCGGTTGATCCGGTGCCCATGACATCGTCCAGCCCGGTGCCTGGAACCTGCGGCATGTTGCCGAGCGGTGGCTGCTCCGGCGCACCGCCGACGGTGGGCGTTTGCAGGAACGGCGGAGGCGGCTGGTTGAACGCATCGACCGGAGACGCCGGAGCCGCAGGCGGCTGCGGGACACTGGTCATGTACGACCCTGGTCCCGTGACGTACTTGGTCTGCTCCGGGTCGGGGAGGGGCTGCCACTGCGGTGCCTGCGGCGAGGACACGGTTTCGGGCGGAGGCGTCGGCTGCTCGACGCCGGGCTCGCCCGGCATGGGGAAGGCACCCAAGGTCGCCATCTGCCCCATATCCTGCTCAGGCGAGGCTACAGGGGCGTTGTTGTAGGCAGCCTCCATGGGAGCGCCGCCTTCGGGAGCAGCCACCGTCGGCCCGCTGTCGGGGCTCTGCGCGACCTCTTGGAAGGGCTGCTCGCCACCCGGCGGTTTTTCCATTGTCCCGTAGGCATGCGTCGAGAACCGCTGCCGACCGAAATCCGTCTGCGGATATGGGTCTTTTCCCCACGGGGGAACTGGTCGGCCAAGAGCGGCTTGCGCCTTCGGCGCGAAGAAATGCGTTGCCTCCGGTGCAGGACCAGGGTCCGTACCAGCGAGGATCGGGTCAACGATCTTGGCGACCTTGTCGTATTCGGCACCAGACAATTGGTTCATCTCGCGAACACGAGACGGATGCGACCATGGCTCGTACTGGCTGGGACGAGTGACCGAGACAATACTTTCGTTCGGGTTCATCAATTTGCGATTGACGATGGTATTGGCCACGGCACCCATCTCAGGAATACCGCCACCAGCCGCTTCGCCGTAGGTTGTCCTGATGATGCGATCACGCTCCGTCGGTGTGACATTGAGCGGCGGGCGCACGTTGAACGTCGGCGCAGTCTCGAAACCCGTGGCGGAAGCAAGCGTCGGTGCCGCCATCGGTGCCGCAGTGGCGGGTGCTGCCGTCGGTGCCGCCGTCGGTGGTGCCGCGAGAGATCCCTGCGCCGGAGCGCCGCCCGTGGTCGGCAGCGGCGTCGGTGAGGTAGGCTGCGGATCATTCTTGATGGCGTCGAACGCCGCCCTGGCACCCGCCCTCGCTCCGACCGACGACGGCGAAACCTCCGTGGCGAAAAGCTGCACGGGATCTGCGCCCGTCTTCTTCGCCGTGGAGTAGAAACCCTTGATCTCCTTTTCGGTGATCTCCGGCACGCCCTTCGGCAGGGTGCCTTTGTAGACCTGCGTGGCGTAGTCTTGGAACCATGGCTGACCCGCAAGCCGCGCAGCGTCGGCAGGATCGACGCCCATCGTCTTCAGCTTGTTGATTAGCAGAGCCTTCAGGCCCTCGTTCATCGCCATGCGTCAGCCCCCTAGAACAGTTTCATGCCGCCGCCGAGCAGCCCCAGTGCCGCGCCTCCGTACTGCATAAACGGGTTCGGTTGGGTCTGCTGCGTGCCGTAGCCCGTGCCCGATGTGGTGCCGCCAAGCCCGCCCATGCCCGTGAACATCGCCGTGGTGCGGCCAAGCACATCGAGCGGGATGTTGCGCCGCCGGGCCTCAGCTTCCAGCATCATATTCTGCGGGATGTTGAGATTGGCGATCTGGCCGGGTGCCGCCATCCTCGCCGCCAGACGCTGCTGGTTCGATGCGTCGAGCGCCTGCGCTCCGCCCGTCGCCGCGTTCATCGCCGCTGCGGTCGCGTTTTGCTGTGCGCCGACGTTCTGATTGTACTGCCCGAGCAGCATCGGCAGAGCGGCGTTGGTCATGCCACGCGCCACCGCATCGCCCATCGCGCCGGAGAAGGATCGGCCTCCGGCCTGGAACTTGTCGGCAACGTCGTTGTAGGAACCCGATCGCGCCTGCTCGATCGCGGGCTGCAAGTACGGGTTCGACATCGGGTCGAGGTAGTTCTCGCCCATGTAGCGCGACAGCACATCGCGATTGGCGTCCATCGCATCGCGGATGTCCTGATTGCGCTCACCGAAGCCGCCGCCAGCGTAGAGGTCATCGATCAGGCCCTCCTGATCCGGCATGTAGCCTTGGGCGAATGCTGCGTTCTCGCGCAGGCCCTTGAAGGCTGATTTCTCAGCAGGCGAAAGCTGGCTCCATTTCTTCTGGGCCTGCTGCCCCATTCGGAGCGACTGCTTCAGCGCGGGTTGCGCTCCAGCCCAGGGTTCGGATTTTGTGTCAGTACCCGATGTCGTCGTCGCGGTCGGTCCACCACCCATCACACCAACTCCTTGTCCATGATCACCCTCGTGACACGGTAGTCTGGCAGCACCTTGCGCCAACCGCGTCGTCCAAACAATCGCATTCGCTGGCAGCCTTGGGCCTTTGCCCACCTTTCGATCTCGTCCAGCAGCCCCAGCCAATGCTCGCGCTTCCGCCCGCCGCAGGCCTGAATGATGCAGGTGGCGCAGTGCGGCAGCACGCAAGTGATCACCGCGCACTCGCAGCCACGCTCCTCCGACCACACCAGCCAGAGTTGACTGTTTCCCGTGAAACAGGCGTCGAGCAGCATCTCTTCGGTGTATTCGCTAGGCGTGTGTGCGATCGCCTCGACGATGTAGTCGCGTGCCATGCCCCAGAACTGCGGCACCGCTTTCGAATAGATCAGGAAGATTTCGGCTTCGGTGGTTTTTTTCAGCATCAGTCCATCTCCGGCAGCAAATCGCGTGGCCACACCGCAAGCAGATCCTGCGGCGTCCTGGCGCGGTGAACCTTGTTCCTGAACTCGACCAAATTCATGCGCTGCAATTCCCGCAAGCGATGCTTAAGGGGCGAGGTGTTCTCGCCGCGCATGAAGGCGGCATCGATCATGGCCGGGAGCGAGTTGATAACTTCTTGCCGCGTCTGCGCCAGCTTGTCGGTCAGGATCTCCCGTGCCTTGACCATATCGACCACCACCGCTTCGCCGTCGTGCGTCCATGCGTTGCGGAAGGTGCGCTCAGGCAGGTCTTTGCTGTCGATCAGCACATGCGAAACGTACTCCTCCCCCGGTGCCGCCAGATCGCTCCACAGCGCGATCTCCTCCGCGAGATTGGCCTTGTCGGCAATCTCCATGATCGACACACCACCGTCAGCCCGTGTGATGCAGATGCGCTCCATCACTGATCTCCCGTGAATATTATGCCCTGATTGGCGCGGTCCTGCGCCGCGTTATTGTCCGCCCTGGCGCATAGCATGCGGCAGGCCGACGCCGTCGGAGCCGTGTCGATCTTGATGTAGAGGGTGATGGCACCGAGCGCGGTGGAAAGATTACCGGATGCACTCCCGGCGGCGTAGTTCGCGCTGGAGAAGGCAACGGTGAAGTTCACGGTGGTGTCACCGACGCCGTTGTCGGTGAGCGAGGAGACGTTGTAGCTCGCGGTGATCGCGGTCGTGGTCACCGAGGTGAACGTGACCCACGCCTTGTTGGCGGATGGATGATATTGCTGCCGCCCCGGCGTGACCCCAACCAGCACGCTGCTGGCAGCTTCCTGGTCAGCCTGCGTTGCCGCCGTGAAACCGCCGCCGCCAAGGGTCTGGATCTTGTCGTAGACGGCGTTCTTGGTCGGCACCGCCGTCGAGCCGTCCCATGTCGCGCCGTAGGCCTCGTCGGTGACGAAGGCGTTGCCGAAGATGGTCAGGCCGCCAGCATCGTAGGCTAGGATGTTCGTGCTGACACCAGCCTTCATCACATACCAGCGCACGATGCCGTCTTCGGTCGCGGCGACCGGATCTACGATCGTCACCGTCATGGTGGCGTAGGCCTTGGACGCCGCTGCGCTGTTGTTGCCGTAGTAGTAGGTGGACGCCACCACATCGTTCGCGGCTGGCGACGGCGAGTTGTGGAAGAACTCCTGCACCGGACCAAGCACGCCTGCGTCGGTCGAGCGCAGGCTCAAGTTCACCACGGCACCAGCAGGCAGCAGGATGACTTCGGTGCCGATCAGGCCGAGGATGTTGTTGACGGTGTCGTAGGTGAAATCCGCATCGCCCTCGATGTGCGTGGCGTCGGTCCAGATGGCGATCTGATTGTTGGCTGGCGTCGGCACGGCGGAAATGCCGCCGCCACCTGACGCAGCCTTGAAGGTGCCGTCGCCGCACAGGAACTTGGTTTCGTCGCCCTTCTTCGGCTGCGGCACCAAGCCATCCGAGCCGTCGCGTGCAGCGGTCGCGCCACGGAACTCAGTCAGGGTATTGACCCACCGCTCGATGTTCTGGAGCCCGTTCTGGCACCAAAGCTGGAACGATTGCCCGATGGGACCGAGGAAGATCCCCTTCATAGCTTGCCTGTCTTCACCAGCAGCGGTTCGACGCCTGCATCGAACGACCAGATTGCACCATACGGAATGACGGAGGTGAACCGCGCCATGCGCGTGTCGATGCGGTGCGGGCAGAAGCCTTTCGGGTTCAGTGCCGACGGTGCGGTCGTCACCGGATCATCCTCGATGCGGTTCCGGTGCGTGATCACGCTGGTCACTTCGGGACTGTCGGTGCAGGGCCGCACCTGCGAAATAAAATAGCGGTCATCGAAGGCCTGCTCCGGCGAGGCCATGGTGCCTTGCAGATTTGGCCCGTACATGAACCCCAGCTTGTGATGGGTATCGAACATGCCAAGCTGCGCCCCGGTCTGCCGCTGGAAGGCGTCGAGGCTGATCGTCATGGTGTCGATGTTGGTGTAGCCGATGGCTGGCAACCCCTCCAGCGTCACGCCAGGTTGCGCCATCATCGCCGCATACTCGCCAATGTACCCATCGACGTAGGCCGGGCGCTCCAGCACCCAATCGTAGACGATGGCGCGATTGAACTGCCCCGTGACACCAGTGACGGATTTGTAGAAGAACCAAACTCGAGTTGAGTTGGGTTCGTTCGCGCCGATGGTCAGGTTCAATTCCGCCGCGTCCCAATCGCGCTCGAAGAAGCGGCTGAACTTCTCCTTGGAGATGTTCACCGGAGCGGCACCGCCCATGATCATCTGGAACCCGCTCGTGCCGAGGAAGAAGATCCGCGCTCCAGCCGAGACGACGGACGACGGTGCGCGAAGACCCTCGCCTTCGGCAATGCGGTCGAATTGGAAGATAAGATCGCTGCCTGGCAGGAACGTCATGCGCCGGATGGCACTGTCCTGAAACACCACGCCGAACTCGCCGCCCGCCACGCCAAGCACGCGCCCGCCGTCGGGGAAATCGTTGAAATCCGCTCCGTTCAACGCCAGCGTCCACGAGGTGATGTCGTCCTTGGCCGACCACTGGATGCGCTGCGGCTCGTCGATCAGACCGGACAGCACGAGTTGCGACGACACGATGGTGCAGTAGGCCGCATGCGGCGGATTGCCAGCGAGATCGGCAAAGTTCGATCCAGTAGTGGTGATGACTTGCGGCGGCTCGTTGGCGTTACAGGCGACGATTTGCTTGTTGTACTGGCAGAAGGTCCAATTCTGCTGCGGCGGGAGCGCCTTGTAGGCTACGCCCGTTCTGGTGACGTCCACCCACGCCAGCGTGCCGTTGTCCATTTTGTAGAGACGGGTGACGGCAACGAGCGGTGCGCCTTCCATCACCTCCGCCGCCGCGAACAGGATGATGTTGGTGGTGGTGACGGCAAGAAAGCTGCCCTTGCAGATGCCCGGCAGCGCGTTGGTGTAGGGCTGGTAGGATTTCAGGGGGCCGTAACCGTCGGCATGCGGCGCGACGTTGAGGATCAGGCGCGATGTCTCCGCCTGGTAATCGGTCAGGTCCGGTCGCCACTCGCCAAACGGTATAACAGCCATGCGACCCTCACGGAGTTGGACTGACGTTCACGATTGCCGACGGTGCCTTGCCCTTCTCCGAGAGCAGCATGGCGCGTTCGATGATGCTGTCGGCATTCGCCAGCCAAAGCTGGAACTGCTCCTGGTTCTGCACCAGGGTGTTCACCCATGCCAGCGTGCCTGCGAGATAGAGGTCGGGATAGGCGTCGAGCAGCCAGTTGCTGTCGGTGGGATCGTTCAGCGGCGCGATCTTTGAATAATAATTGAACTCGCAATCGATGCTGTCGATGGGACGGACGTTGATGAACTGCGCCTCGATGGTGAACCTAGACGGATTGCCAGCCGCTTCGGTCGGGTACAGCCGCGTCAGCACACTAGGCACCACGAACTCGAGATCGACGTTTGGCACCCCCAGCCAGGTCAGACGCCGCCACGCGAGGTAGTCGGCGGGGAGGGTGAGGGAGCCGTCGGTCGGCGTGATCGTGACCACGTTCTCCATCTGCCGCACGCGCAAGCGCCGATTGAAATACGCCTCCGCAAGCTGGATGCAGTCCGCGATGTTGGGCGTGATGTCCGTCCGCGCCATCCAGTTCAGAGCCGCCGCTTCAAGGGACTGTTTGTCGTTGATCATCTACGTTGTCCTCAGCCATTTCCAATCGGGATCGCGCAGCTTCTGAAAGATGATCTTGTCGAACTCCTCGTCGCACAGCTTGAGGCCGACCTGGCCGCGCATCCACGCCTCGTTCAGCCATTTCTCGATGATGATGAGCGGGATCTGCGAGGTGAGCCGATAGTTGCCTACCTGCTTCTCGCCGTTCTGCATCCGCTTGTTGTAGTCGAGGATGGCCTCGATCTCGTTGCCCGACTGCCGCCGCTCCGTGCAATGCACCAGGTTATCGTCATCGACATGGTAGATGGTCTGCGTGCCGTCGAGATTGGTGTGGATTTCTTTTCGCATCAACTGATCTCCGTGACGAACAACTCTCCCCACAGCGGGGCGAACAGCGCCGACACCTTCACGCCACCATGGCTGACGGTGAGGTACTCAGGCACCCTCGCTACGATCGGGAAATCGTCCTCCGTGGCCTCATCGCCGTCCTTGGTGATCTTGATGAAGCAGGGAACGGTCGATACTACGCGGATGCGGCAGCAGCCCTCGTGCGTCGGGTTCTTCATCTTCTGATCCGGCGTGACCTTGTGCGTCAGGCCTGCGACGTAGGTCTGCATGATCCCTCGCTTGAAAGAAGGGACGCCCCGCGTTGATGGAGCGTCCCTATAGGCTTCGGTGTTAGGCAGTCAACGTGTCTGCGACCAGACCCGATGACTTTTCGTTCCGTGCCTCAAGCGAGTACTCAGACAGGATGAAGAAGGCTTCGCTGTCACCCGTCTTCGCCAGGTTCTCAGACACCATGCGCCGTCCCGAGACGTAGCTCACGGCCCACATCGAGGTCTGAAGCACCCAGACGTCCTGCGGACGCTGGAAGCGGTTCGGGACCACCTTCTGCGTGCCGAAATCGCCTTCGTAGGTGTTCACGGCATTGACGATCTTCTTCGTCACCGCTTGTTCCTGCGCCTGCGCCCGGCCTTGGAAGGCGGACATCTTCTGCTTGTTGAACCCGCCGAGCATGATCATGTTCGGCTCGCCGCCGTTGTCCCAACATTTCTTCAGGACCGCTTGCAGC